GCAACCTATGGACAGGATAGAGCATTTCCACTAAGTGGTGGTACGATTGACTCTCCTTGGAAATCAATTAGATATGCATGTATGCAGGTCGAAAATGGTCCAAGAAATCCTAACTCAAAAAGATTATTAGAATTAAACAGACAGTTCATTCAAAGAGAAGTTACAGAATGGATTGATTATCAGGTTAATTACTATACAAACACAGTTCCAACACCAGCAAGCATTTGGTACAACTTTACCTATGACGATGTAAAATGTGAAAGAGACACAGGATTTATCGTTGATGCGGTAATGTACGATATCAGCCATGGCGGTAATATCAAAACAAGAGGTGCTGCAAACAGTTATGTTGGTGCGCTAAGTGAATCAGAAGTTGAAGCATATCCAAATCTAAGTGCAGAAAAAGATCAAGACGTTGCTGCATTTGAATACATGAAAGAAGTTGTTCAGGCTGTTCTAAATAACACGGCACCTGCAACAAACTATCAGGACACTAACGGCGATAACTCAACTGCAAAAGTTTCACAATATATTGATTTAAATTACACTGCTGAAACAGGTGTTTATACAACTATTGCTTCATTGGTAACAATAGTTCAGAATGCATTAACAGATGGTGATGCTTCGAGAGTTCCAGCAAGATACGCTCCAACTAATCTTATTAAGGTTGGAACAGGACGCTATAATGAAACACTTCCTATCATAGTTCCTGAACAAACAGCGGTACTAGGCGATGAACTACGTTCGACAAATATTCGACCAAGTTCTGGATCAACCAACATCGAGGATGCAAAATATTCTATCGGTGCTCTTGGTAGAATGGAAGCAATCATTGGTGATATCATCCTTGGTAATGACGTTACTGAAACAACTGGTAACACTGCAACTCAGAGCAGATCATTTCCATATGCTGATACAACACAAGTTACAGAAGTTACAAGATTAGTAAGAACAATTCAACATAATATTGACTTTAGACTAGGTACTCTTGCTCTAAATAACAATACTGATCCTACTACCTATAACAGTTCATATCTTGCAGGATATGGCGATGCTAGAAAGAACATTAAAGAAAATAAAAAGTTCTTTCAAGAGCAAGTTAAGGCATACTTGGACACAAACTATTCAACAATAAAATATTCTAGAACAAAATGTAAGCAGGATGTTGGTTACATTGTTGATGCTCTTGTTTATGATTTAACATACGGTGGTAACAAGGAATCAATCAATGCAGGACTTGCATATTTTGATGGTCCTGCCGGCCCACTTGCTATTGATTCTACGGAAAAAACAGCGACACTTGCTGCTTACAACTATTTGAAAACTATTATGAGTACTGCTGCTAACAGCGGTACAGTAACAAGTAATCAAAACGTGGTAGCACAGTATGACAGCGGTACTGCTGGAAGCGCAGCAGCAATTACGTTGATTGAAGATAATATGGATATTATCTACAACATCATTAACGGCGGTTCAACTTCAGCACCAAACATTACTGTAACAGACATCACTGGAACAGATACTATGGTAACTGGTTCAGCACACGGATTAGGTGTTGGTGATTCATTCACACCAAGAAGTACAGCAAATGGTGTAACATCTGGTGTTAAGTATTGGGTAACTGTTATTTCATCAAGCACAGAATTTAAAATTAGTGCTACACTAGGCGGATCAAATGTAACTCTTACAAACGGTTCGGGCTTATCAATTGTTGGTGACGTTGTTGATCATCCGTTGGCACAAAACGGTACTTCATCCACAACAACATTAATTGGTGCAGGTGAAGCGTTAGATGCACAACAAGAAACATTGGTTACTGCAACAACAAATTATATTACAACAAACTATCCAAGTTTGTCATACAACAGTGCTAAGTGCGAAAGAGATACTAGATTAATTCTTGAAGCAGTTGCATTTGATGTTATGCTAGGCAGCAATTATCAAACACTAAAAGCGGCACATGCATATCTAAGATCAACAGCGAGTGATGTATATAATCTTAGCCAAAAGGCAGCAACGATAGCAGCGTTCCAAAATTTAGGTGATACTGTTTCTGGAGATGCAGCAACATACTTAAATGGTGTATCGTCTGCGGCTTCGACTGTTGCTACATTGTTTAAATTATTAAATGATATAATTTACAGCGGTTCAGACGAAGGTACTAGATGTGCTGCTGAGAGTAGAAATACTCATCATGCAATCCTACAGATTGAAAGAAACAGAGACTATATTGTTTCTGAAATTAATGCATACATCGCTGACACTTACTCCGATACTGTAACTGCTTCAGCGGCATCAGGAAATGTATTCACGATAAGTGATACATCATGGATGCAAAGAAATACTGCAATTAGATTTACAGGAACTACGTTTGGTGGAGTTGAAACAGCAGTTACATACTATGTACAGGATGTGATTAGTGCGACTCAATTTACAGTAGCGACAACTAGATATGCTACTACAGCAACAACACTTACAAACGCATCAGGCTCAATGGGTGTTGCTATGTATTACAGCACAACACTTTGCCAAAGAGATGTTAATGAATATCTAAATGCTCTTAAATGGGATTTATACTACACAGCAAACTATAAATCACTTTATGCAGCAAGATACTATGCTAATGCCGTAACAGGTTCATTAGAATCAGACATGTTCTATCTAAGAGATGCTACAGGCTTAAGAGATTGTACTCTAGAAGGACTAACTGGAGATTTATTAGCAGCAAACACATACGGAACTTCAAGAGTTTCAGCAGGTGCTTATGCTTCACTTGATCCAGGTTGGGGACCAGAAGACTACAGAGCATGGATTATTACACGTTCTCCATACATTCAAGGTGTTACCACAATCGGTACCGCTTGTGTTGGTCAAAAAATTGATGGAGCATTACATAATGGTGGTAATGACTCAATGGTGTCAAATGACTTTACTCAGGTATTGAGTGATGGTATTGGTGCTTGGGTTACTAACAATGGTAGAGCGGAACTAGTTTCAGTATTCACATACTATAACCACATTGGTTATCTAGCAGAAGCAGGTGGTAGAATACGTGGTACTAACGGTAACTGTTCATACGGTGACTTTGGTGCTGTTGCAGAAGGAGTTGATGCTTCTGAAACACCAAATAGTGCTGTTATAGATAACATCTTCCAATACAAGGCAACAGTTGGATCAGTTCAAACAAATGACAGTAAGATATTCCAGTTTGAATACTTAAACGCTGGTATAGATTACACAACAGCGACATGGACCGTAACAGGTGGTGGTATTAACGCTGAGGTTGAACAGGATGACATCCGTGATGATGCCGTGCATAGCGTAAGATTATTAGATCTTGGTGATGATTCTTCAGGACAGTTTGGTGGAGAAGGTTATTTAACTAAAACTGGTACTGCACAGAATGGTACAACAACTTCAATAACACTTTCAGCAACTGACGATCAATTGACAGGTGCATACGTTGGTATGAAAGTTATCATAACTGGCGGAGCAGGTGCAGGACAATACGCTATTGTTTCAGCATACAATGCTGGTAGCAAGATAGCAAGTGTTGAAAGAGAATCAGACGGAGTAGCGGGTTGGGATCACATGGAAGGCGCATTTGATATTGTGGCACCAGATGGATCCAGTGTTTATATACTTGAACCTGCTATAAGTTTCACAGCACCGACTACGAGTTCGACAACATACACAAACTTACCAGCAAGTGCTGTATGGACTGATGTTGTTTATGGTGACACTACTGGAGTATATACTCCAAGTTACACATATGGCGGAAGCGGAACTTCTGCATCGTTCTCTGTTGTTAGAAACGGTACAAAATATTCAGTTTCAGTTGCAGCAGCAGGTACTGGTTACACAAGACTAGAAACAATTACTATTCCAGGAACACAACTTGGTGGTACTTCAACAGATAATGATTTAACACTAACAATTACAGCAATCAATGCCAGCGGCGGAATTCTTGATGTAGATCAAGTAGGATATGGCGCAGGTGGAGTTTATGTTGCTGTTGCTTCAGGAAGCGATCAGACAGCATACAGTTCAAACGGAACAACATGGACACTGGCATCACTTCCAAGTTCAGGAACATGGACAGCAATTGCACACGGACTAGTTGATGATGGTTCAACAATTGCTAAAGTATCAAGATTTGTTGCAGTTAAAAGCGGAAGCTCAGCAGCAGCGTACTCCGATGACGGTGGCGCTACTTGGACTGCAACTACATTGCCAGCAAGTGCTGCATGGTCTTCAATTACATATGGTGAAGGAAGATGGGTAGCAATTGCAAGTGATAGTACAACCGTTGCAATCACACAGGACGGCGAAGTTTGGGATATTCAAGGAACACTACAAAGCACAGGTTTCGTTGATATTGCATATGGTAAAGGACTGTTTGTTGCAGTTAAACCAGGTGCATCAACAGGAGCAGTTAATAAGAGTACTGATGGTGTTACATGGACGGCACAAGATCTTGGAACTTCCGCAACTTGGAACAGCGTTGGATACGGTAAGAACACATTCGTTATAGTTGCTACCGATTCCAATAGTGGTTACGCAAGTGCTGATGCAGCAGATTGGAACTCCGTAACTATTGGTTCTCCAGACGGTTCAACAACTGCTGGATATCAAAATGTTAGATATGGACAGGGTGTATTCCTTGTAACTGCATATCAATCAGGCGTACAAGATTACAGTTACGTTGCTAAATCAGAAAATGGTATTTACTGGACCATAGAAGGTATTGCTGGACCTGCAAACGGTATCAGCGGACACAATGCACTGGCATTTGGTAATCCAGACAGAACAGGACAGTGGGTACTTCTTGAAAAAGATAGTGGTAACATTAATGCAAATGTTAAAACTGGTTGTACAGCAAGAGCTAGATCATTCATTGCATCAGGCAAGATATTTGCAATTAGAATCACTGATCCAGGATCAGGTTACACATCAACACCAACTATGACTGTTGTTGATCCTAACAATCTTTATGATCCACCACATACCGTAAGAACAGGAAGCGGTGTATTGGCACAACCTTCGTTTAAAAACAGAGGAGTACAATACACAACAGGTTCTGCAGAAATTAATACAGGAGACGGTTATGCAGACTTCTATCAAAACACTGCATTCGTTGCTGTAAGAAGAATTACATCAGCACCTGTAGCAGGATCAAACGTTGTGTTTAGTCACTTACCATCTAGCGTGTTTAAACTGGTTAGTGTTCTTACACTAAGGGGAAGCAATGACGGTTCTTACACTGCATTCTTCCAAGTCAGTCCTGAATTTACAATTGCACAATCACCTGAACATTTAACAGGTGTAACAACTAGAATTAGATATTCTCAGGTGCGTTTAACAGGACATGACTTCCTAGATATTGGTACTGGTAACTTAACAGAAACCAACTACCCAGGAACACCTACACAGGATCCAATACCTGCAAATGAAACCGCTGAAAATAACGGTGGTAGGGTATTCTTTACATCAACAGACCAAGACGGTAACTTTAGAGTTGGTGACTTGTTCAGTGTTGAACAGAGTACTGGTGTTGCTACCTTGAATGCTGATGCATTTAATATTTCTGGACTACAAGAAATTAGTTTGGGAGAGGTAACACTTGGCGGTGGTTCTGCAACAATTACGGAATTCTCAACAGATCCGTTCTTTACAGCAGATTCAGATAGCATTATTCCTACGCAACGTGCTATCAAGGCTTACATTGCTTCACAAATTGGTGGTGGTGGTGCTAGCCTTAACGTAAATAGCGTTACAGCAGGTTCGATAGTTATTAATAGTAACCAGATTACTACGACAGGCGTCGGATCGATAAAAATGAATGCTAGATTCTACTTCACTGGCGGAGTCACTGGAGCACCACTAGCATTTAACTACTTTTTAGTATAACAAATATGGAGGAAAACTAAAATGGCAACAGGAAGACTAGGAACAGCAAACTTGTCGGCAACGACCAACACTGTTCTATATACCTGCCCAGCGAGCACATTTGCAGTTGCTTCTGTGAGTCTTTGTAACAGAAATGCTACATCGATCACTGTAAGAATTGCAGTAACTTCTGCGGCAAGTCCAGCAAGCGATGAATACCTTGAATATGATACTACACTATTAGCAAATGGTGTTTTAGAAAGAACGGGTCTTGTATTAGATGCTGCAAAAAACATTGTTGTTTATTCAAGCTCAGCAAACGTAAGTGCTGTAGCAATGGGTATTGAAACATCAACTGCATAAGGAAATTAGATAATGCCACGTAAAATTTCAGTAGGTACAGCCGGAGGTTACACACTAGGTGATGTAAGTCTTGTAGGTCCTGAATTAGGATCAGCAAGAGCAAATCAAAATTTAGTGTTGGATGCCAATGGTACTGGAGATATTACAACCAGTGCTCAGTTAAGAGTAACCGGCGGTAATGCTTCATCAAGTTCAATCACAGGAGACATGATTGTGTCGGGTGGTGTTGGACTTGGAGGAAATTTATATGTGGGAGGTTCAGTAAACTTAGGTGGTGGATCAGGTTTTAACGGTACTGCTATTGGAGGAACTTCAACAGGAGTATTTACGGCTCTAACAACAACCGCAACTAGTACATTGGCAGAAACGACTGAGATTACAAACGCAAAAATATCAAGTGTGGGAATCATTACACATGATTTCACTGAAGGTAACACCTGGGTACATAGCATTATTTCTGGAAATTTTACAGCAAATTTTACAAATGTGCCAACTACTAACAATAGACAATATACAATGAACCTTGTTTTATTACAAGGAGCCACTCCATATTTGGCAAATGGTGTTCAGATTGATGGCGTTACACAAACTATTAGATGGGCTGCTTATGGTGCTCCGACACCCAATGCGAATAGGTACGAGGAAGTAACTTTCTTATTAGTAAGAGTTGCATCTAGTTGGGAAGTTTTTGGATCATTGGCAACACATGGATAAACATAAATACGTGTAGAGGAACATAAAAATGGGAAGAAGAGTATTAAATAGTCAAGGTGCAGTTGCTGGAACGTTAAGTATTACCGGTAACACCATCGCAACAACTGAAACTAATGCTGATCTAGTTTTAAACCCTAATGGTACGGGTGATGTAACTACAGCAGATCAAGTAAGAGTTACAAATTCAACAGCAAGTACAAATGCTACTAGTGGTGCATTAATCATTACTGGCGGTATGGGAGTTGCCGGAGACCTCTACCTCAGTGGCGCCCTTAACGGTGGAACACTTGATAATCTTACCATTGGTTCAGTTACTCCTGCAGCAGGCACATTTTCTTCATTAACGGTGAATGGCCTAGCAACATTTTCAGAATTTGCTGAAGTTGTTGCTACTAAAACAGGTGCAACGGGTGTAATAACACACGATTTTACAGAGTCAAACATTTGGTATCATAGTTCAATGAGTGCAAACTTTACAATGAACTTAACCAATGTTCCAACCACTGACAACAGAACAATAACTGTAGCATTGGTACTGATCCAAGGTGGTACTGCAAGGTATGCAAGTGCATTTCAAATAGATGGAGTTTCTCAAACTATTAGATGGGCTGCCTACAATGCACCGTCACCACAGGCAAACAGATACGAAATTCAAACATTTAAACTTGTTAGATCTGGAGGAAGTTGGACGGTATTTGGATCACTAGCATCATACGGATAGGGAGATAATTAATGCCTAGTTTTAAGAAAGTTTCAGCAGCGGATTTAGGAAAATACTTTCCAAACACCCCTCCGACATTTACTGGAGGTGCTCCGGCAGATGGTGGCAGTTCAAACATTACTGCTGACGGCTCATTTACGAGTGTCTTTGATGCTGATTCGATCGATGCCCTAAACAGGGGAGCGATTGTCTTTAGTTCAAGCGGATCTTTACCTCCTGGATTTGCATTTAACGCATCCACTGGAGTATTGAGTGGAACATATACCCTACAAGGACTTAATATATCCGGTGCAAACTATAATTTTAACATTACAGCAACGGAAGGCAATCCACAATTACCTATTAAACAATCAGTTACACGTTCATTTACTCTAGTATTGAATGTTCCTTGGAAATACAGACAGGTAGTTTCAACTGGTTACATGGCAGGCGGATATCAAAATTCATCACTGTGGAGCAACGTTAATAGGGTTGTCCATAGCACTGACACAACTACCAACCTAGGTGATGGTAGAGTTCAGAACTATCACTACAAGTCAGGTGCAACTACTCTTGATAGAATTCACATCTGGAATGGTGGTTTCGTAACAGCATTTAACATGCGTACGGAATCAAGACAGGACAGAGGTTCAATTAACTTTAACGGTGGTAACACTGGTACGGTATGGGAACCAGATAGAGATTTTGCATGGGTAAATGGAGAAGGATCTGGACAGTGGAGACGCTGGCAGTTTTCAAATGAATCCATTACATCAAACAGAGGCAGCGGATTTAACTCGCACATGGGTTCTATCTCGGGAGAGGACAGAGGCATAGGTTGGGACAACGGTGGATACACTCAGAGATTCCTATTCTCAACGGAGAGTGCAGCAAATGCTGGATCAAGTGCAGGCGCACACGGTCAGCAGAAGGGACTAAGTTCCAAGAATGATAAGGGCTACGGTGGTAACCAGGGTTCATATAACGGTGGTAACCAATTCCGTGTAACGAATACGGCCAACGAAGGAAGAATAACAATTGTTGGTAAGCCATTCGGTAACATGGGCGAGGAAAACTATGGACATGGCCAGGACAAGGGTTATTGTATTGGAACATATGATGGAAGCCAAAACAATAGATCATTTATCCTTACATATTCGACCAACTCAGGATTTGAAACGGGTGGTACAACACAACCAAAAGGACACGGTGGCTGTAGTTCAGGACATATGGGGTTCCGTAACTAGTGTTTATAAATAATAGGCACGGAGGATAATAATTTATGTCTAATGAAATCAGAGAACAGGATAATAAAAAAGCATTAAGTGCTTGGGATTCTGTCAATCTTTATGAAAAATACGAAAAGAAAGAATGGAAAACCCCTGTTAATTCAAAGTTTCTAGAAAAACTAGATGAAGAAGGCAAGGATATTGTAGATTTCTGTTTGAACAAGGTCGTTCATAATCCAAAATTTAAAATGCAGTTTTTTCAAGGAGAAGATCAACTAACTCCTTTTCACAAACTAAAACAATTTTTACTTGAATTAAAAAGTTTAGAAGAATCCATTGAAGAGTTTGAATGGACTGAAAAAAAATTAACACTTGAAAAAGAAATTGCTGAAGCAAAGATGGCAGCAACTAACGATCCCATTGAGAAAAAGGAACAGGAATTAGTTATTGTTGAATCAGAGAAAAATATAAGAGGTTTTACTCGTCGAGCAGCACAGCACTATATCGAAAGAGAACACTATGTTAATCTCATCAAGGAATATCTAGAAAGTCCAGAAGGAAAAACTCCAGATGGCAAATCTTTAATGACAGTCTTTAATACTCCGTTGGAAGAAGTTTATGAAAAAGAATATTGGACCATTAGGTTAGCCAAGCAGGCAGCAATGGATATGCTTTCTCACAACAGTATTGGAACTGGTAACATGAGTGCAATTACAGTGTTGTCACAAGGACAACAGAATGAAATTTTTTCAATTGCGCATAGATATGTTCTAGAAATGCGTGAGCACCAAGAAGTTATCAAATTAGATCAGGCAAAACAATTAGGTATTGAGGATCCTAATAAACCGCAAATTACCGTGGAAACAAAGGATACTCTTATAGCAGCATTAGAACAAGCAAAAAACAACGGTCCTAAAAAGGATCAAAATGAAAAAAGCCTTCAGGCTGCATTGAACGGCGTAAAGGAGTAATGGTTAGATGTATATAATTGCTGAAACAATTCCAGGTAATCATCCAAACTATCATCCCGATTTAGAAAGAATTTACAGTCATTGGGTATATACTTCCTACTATCTGCCTGATGAAAAGAGATCAGAATTTGATATTTCAAAAGTTCATGGTGTCGAGGTAACAGAAGAAGTTGCAAGAGGCATGAAGTTTTCAAATGTTGCAAAAAACAAAATAGGTGTTAAGACAGGAAGTCTTGCACACGAAGAAGTAATGGGAAATTCAATGGAATCTGAAGATGGTGTTTTATCACCTGATCAGATTGGACAAAAAACATATTACTATCTTACAGCAGATGATGAAAGAATTGCTACATCAGTTTTAAAAACTGAAATGAAACTCCATCTTGATACACACTATAGTAGAGTGTTGGATGCACAGGAAAAAGTGCGTTTCACTACCAAGAAGGGAATAATAGAGAGCGAAATCGAAAGATGTGCAAATACCATGGACTGTAGAAAATTAATGCACACAAAATTTGGTCTCGGTCTTTTTCAAGCCGAAGAAGTAGGATTGTCACCGGAACCAACGTTGGATATGTCGGTTGCGGGTCGTGACAACTTTTAATAAAGATTTCCTAGAAGTAGAAAATTTTCTCAATCCTGACGAACAACAGGAATTAATCAATTATCTTTGCAAACCAAACTTTCCTTGGTGCTTCACATACGATGCAGTAAGGGGAACTACTGACAAAATTATTATCGAAGATAATAGTGTGGTCGGAGTGTTTCATACATTCGTGCATGATACCAAGATAGTTAGTCCTTTTTTCAACGACATAAAATGGATTTCATCCAAGTTTGAAAACATAGGTCTAGGAGAAAATCCAGTGATGAGAATACGTGCAGGAATGTTTTTTAAGCATCCTGACAATTCAGCACATCCGGCACATGTTGATGCAAACGGTGTTAATCACATTACTGCTGTCTATTATGTAAATGATTGTGATGGTGATTTTTACCTATACGAAGAAAAAGATTCAGAGTATCCCTTTAAGAAACCACCAGAATATACCATAAAAAATATAGCAAAACCAGCACAGGGCAAACTTGTTGTCTTTAATGGCGATCATTACCATGCTAGTTCCTATCCAAATAGGAGTGCAATTCGACTTGCTATCACATTTAATTTCCTATCATTATAATACCACATAAATACGGTATGACTGAAAATTCACAAGAAGACTTTATTGCTGTTTTTGACGGTGTCATTGATCCATCAGAATGCCAAAAAATAATTGAGTTTTATGAAAAACTAAAATCAATGAATCTTACATTTGATAGGCAGCAAATGAACGACAAGAAGCCACATCAAAAAAATGATGAGACTGCATTTCTTCTTGATCAACAAATACTAAACATAGATTCAAATCCTATTTTGATTCCGTTTGTTGAAAATTTTTGGAAATGTTATGCTGAGTATGTGAATGTTTTTAGTGTATTATTAGAATCTGAAATGCACGGAATAAACAGCATTAGATTACAGAAAACGTTACCTGGACAGGGTTACCATAGTTGGCATTTTGAGGCAAGTGATAGTACATCATCAAGAAGAATTATTGCTTGGACGCTGTACTTAAATGATGTCCAGGAAGGTGGAGAGACTGAATTCTTATATCAAAGAAAAAGAGTTGCAGCAAAAGCAGGAAGATTAGCAATTTGGCCGAGTGCATTTACTCATACCCATAGAGGTAATCCTCCATTATCAAATGAAAAATATATTCTAACAGGTTGGTTAGAATACTTCGGAAAGGCATCAAACGTATGACACCAAGAAAAATTTTTACAGTTCCGTTAAATCCTAAACTTAACGAAGCGCAGTTCGAACATTTTTATAATTTCTTAGCAAAGCATAAGGATTATATCACTGACGTTTATTTTACATCAAGAATGGTACCGTTTTTGCAAGATGCTATGGGAGATGTAATTACTGAAGAACGAGATATGATACAGGGAATTGAAAATGCTCTAGGAATACAAAAGTATTTAGGAATTCCTGTTAGTGCAACTTTTAATAATATTATGGTTCCACCAACGCAACAAAATTTAGATTTATTCATAGAAAGATTTAAACCTTTATATGATGCAGGAATTAGAATAGTAACTATTCCACATACTCACTGGATGGCAACTGGACAAATAAAAGCAGCATATCCTGATCTGTTTGTAAAAAATACAATCCTTAGAGATGTTAGAACAGCAGTTGAGATTGTTAATCTTGCCAAGTATGGATTTGATTATATTAATCTTGATAGAGATTTAATGCGTGATAGAGACACACTACTTAGATTAAAACAAGCCAAGGAATGGATAAAAGAAAATCTTGGAAAAGAAATACAGTTTAGTTTGTTGGCAAACGAAGGATGTCTTGGTTCTTGTCCTATGATGGTAGAACACTTTGAATATAACAATACTAGAGATATTACAAAACCTCAGTACTTTCATGATCCAATAAGTAGAGTTAGTTGTCCTAAGTGGGAAGTGGAAGATCCTGCTGTTTATCTTAAGACAGCAAACTTGCCTCCATGGAAAGAAGACTGGGACGAATTTCTTGATGAATTAGGTATTGATACATTTAAGATGCATGGCCGAGAAAGCATTGATAGATTAAATGAAACAATGGATATCATTAGACGCTATGCTAATAATGAACCTTTATTGCATAGAGGTTTTGAACAATGGTCAAAAGAAACCAACATGGAAGAAAAGCCAATTGATATTTGGCGAGACAAGATTAAAAATTGTAAGTTTGATTGTTGGGAATGCCAGTACTGTGATAAAATCTATGATAGAAAATCAGATTTAATTTTTAGTGACCTAGTTAAGCATACTGTTGATGCTATACATAAGTCAGGAGTAATATCATATAATAATGATATTAAGGGATTAACCAGTCCAAGAGTGAAAACTTTACTTAATCTTCTAGGCAAAGGAGTTGGTAGTTACCTTGAAGTTGGTAGTTTCCTTGGAGCAACTGCATGTGCTGCTATCGAAAATAATAACTTAAATGCATTCTGTGTTGATAATTGGTTAGAGCCTATCCAACCTTTTAGAAATGATATGCAAATGCCAGAAACAAGTAAAGATGAATTTATTAAAAATATTGAACAACACAGAGGAAACAGTGTAGTTACAGTGTTTGATAATGATTTATTTGAGACTCCACTAGATCCAATACAAAATAAAATACAGTTTTTCTTCTACGATGGACCTCACGATGAGGACTCAACAAGACAGGCAGTTGAATATTATTGGCCATCATTTCAGCAAGAAGCAATTCTTGTGTTTGATGATGCGAATTGGGACGGAGTAGTTAGAGGTGCAGATTTAGGTATTGAATCAATGGGTGGTAAAAAAGTTTATGATAAATTAATTCTTAACTCGCAGGAAAATCCACAAGAATGGTGGAATGGATTGTATGTTATTGTAATAAGGAAAAACTAATGGCTATAACAAAAGCAAATAATATTATTATTTTTGGTGGTGGTACTAGCGGTTGGTTAGCCGCTGTCTATATGGTGAATAACATAAAGTTTCCGTGTAAGATAACTTTAATTGAAAGCACAAAAATGGGGCCTATCGGTGTTGGAGAAGGCACACAACCTGCTACTGCTAGATTTTTATATGATGCAGGTGTTGATCCTAAAACATGGATGGAACCAAGCGATAGTGTGTTTAAGATGGGTGTTGAATTTGTTGGTTGGAATGAAAAGAACTTCTTTGTAGATAACGATTTTGTAGAGCATACACAAATTGGACCACAGTTATATACTTCGAACTATTTTATAGACAAATCACTAGAAGAATATCTTGATTATTTGCCAGCATATCAAATGGCAAAACATAATAAGAGTCCTAAACTTGCAGGACTTGATACAAATTATGCATTAAGTGGTAATAGGCAGTTCGGAGCAGTTCATTTTGCTGCATTAAAGATAGTTGATAGTTTAAAGAAAATAGTAGGGGATAGAATAACGGCAATTGATACTGAAATCGTTGAGATTAAATCCGATGAAAATGGCATTAAGGAATTGATTGACAAGGATGGCAATAGTCATACTGCGGACTTATACGTAGATTGCACAGGTTTTAAATCACTATTACTTGAAAAAGAATTAGGCGTTGATTTTGAACCAGTAACTGATTTTTTACCATGCGATAGAGCGGTAGCAATGCCAACGCAGTATAAGAATGCTCAGGAAGAATGTCATCCATATACAAAGGCAACTGCAATGAATGCAGGATGGAGATGGACCATTCCTATCTTTAGTAGAGTAGGAAATGGTTATGTTTATAGTTCAAAACACATTTCTCCAGAAGAAGCAGAAAAAGAACTGCGTGATGCAATCGGTGAATACGAAGCAGAAGCAAATCATTTAGAAATGAAGTGTGGAATACACAAGGCCGTTGCATATAAGAACGTTGTTGCTGCAGGATTGAGTGCTGGATTTGTAGAGCCACTCGAAGCAACCGGAATTACATTTACTACCCAGGCTGTAGAAATGTTGGTGCATCTTCTTAATCAAGGACAGGGAGTATGGCAAAATAATTCTAAGAACGCTTTTAATGAATCTTATATTAGATCATTCTGGGAAATAGTTTCTTTTGTTTGGGCACACTATCATTTCAGTACTAAAAATGATACTGAATTCTGGAAGGACATACACAAACAAAAAGTTGATAAGGTTCCGAGACAAGTAATAGAAACTATTGGTGCATTTGTACCATCACCGCATAACGGATTTTTTCTTAATCCAGAAAGTCATTTTCATGTTGGACATTGGTTTCAAGTTTTATTTCCTAACGGAGCATATGAAAATCATCCTAAAATGGTTGATGGCGAAAGAGAAAAATATGCTGAGTATTTCATAGCCAATCAAAAATTTAGAACTGAAAAAATTATTGAAATGTTCCCTAATCATTATGAATTCTTAAAGGAATGGTATGGAAAAGCAGATTAAAAAAACAACAGTGTTTGCTGCTGATGTGTTCTATATTAATACTGGAACGGAAGAACAGAAACAGCAACTAATAAAAGAAGTATTGGAAACTAAAGAATTCTACCCACAAGGTAACGATAGATCCAATCCTAATTGTTGGAGAGCTGATAATCCATGTAAGGATATTTCTTGGCTAATGCAGGACATTGCTATCATGATGGAACATATAGTTCAATACTATGAAGATAATGATTCAGCCTTTAAGGAAAGAAAGGATTTAGAAAAAGCAAAAGTAAATTATTGGGCAAACGTAAATGGACACAATTCATTTAATGTTGTGCATTCTCATAAATCAAAACAATTTTCAGCAGTATATTATCTACAAGGAGAAGGAACAGGACAAATTCAATTTACAAATCCAGCAAATTTATTATCTGATTGTAATTGGGGCTCACCATATACTAGAGATTTTCAAATAGATCCCAAAGATGGTGATTTAATAATATGGCCAGCATGGGTTCCTCACGAAGTAATGCGCAACGAGTCAAACAGAGAAAGAATAAATCTAGTCTTTGACATTGACATAAAGGAAGATAAATGAAAAAAATAGAATTCTTTTCAGTAATAAAAGGCGTAACAGAAAACTTTCCTGTTGATCATGCAAAGAAATTTAAATTCAAGTGGGTAGAAAATGCCAGACAGGAATATAAAGAGGTTGCTGAAAAACTAAAAGGAACCAAGTATAATCATGTATTTAGATGTCCGGGTATCTTTGATCTAATGAGCACAGGATACATTGTACCGATGCCTTGGGATCTTACAATAGAAACTAAAGGTGACGGAAAACATTTTGCTTGGAATTATCCAGACGAAGCCTTGAAACAAACTTTAAAGGCTGAACTTATTTCAGCGCACCTTCCTGAAACTATAGCGAAACATTTACCCAAGCCACCAGGAACTTTAGAAAGTATAGTTAAGTTGCATACTCCATGGCATATCGTTGCTCCCAAGGGAGTAAAATTTTTAATGATTCCAATACCTTATGGGGATGAACAGTACTTTGAAAATGTATCAGGAATATTAGATCCTAGCATAAGCAGCGAAGTTCATATTCAACTAAGATGGAAAGTGTTGATGGGAAGACAAACAATTAAGGCTGGAACTCCTATGGCACAACTAATACCAATATCAGAAGAAAAGTTTGATTTAGAAGTCAGAGATGCTACCAAAAAAGATTTAGAATGGTATGAAAAAAGATTATATCTTAATAATTGCACCATGATTATGAAACATTCATTAGTTCAACAGGCCTACTGGAAGTTTTGGGAAAAGAAATGGCAGTTGAAAAACATAATAGATAAGTTTAGAAAGAAGTAGATGCTTAAACAGAAGTTTGTTACAAACATTTGGTCAGACACATTCAATATTGATAATTCATTAATAAAAAAATTTGATGAATGGGTTGATTTTGAAAAAACACTAGACCCCGAAGGAAGGAAGGAATCAACGACCCAGAACGGTTGGCAATATTCTTTTACTCCAAAGGATAAAGTACCTGAGTGGTTGGAAAAACTACAACCACAAATAAAAACAATAAAAGAAGAAATAGGTTGGTCTTATATTAAAAGCTCTTGGGTAGTTGATTACAACAGTGGAGGATTCCAAGATGCACATTATCATGCTCCAGAAAATAATCTTAAAACTATAATTGTAAATATTAGAGGCGAAGGAGACTTATTATTGTTTGACCCAAGACCTATGGCAGTTAGCCAAGGAGAGCCCATTGTTGAGATAGTGAATCTTAAACAAGGAGATTGGATTGCAATACCTGGATGGTTAGTACATAGCACCAGACCCTGTTCTGATAGAAGAAGCATATATGTGTTGGATGTTTATTCATGAGCAAGGTTGAAGAATTAGAATTTCCGGTAAAGAATCAACGTCCTTGTTATGTATGGGCCACAACTCTTGATGATCATGAAGAAATTAATATAAAAGTCTTGGAGACCATTTCAAAAGAACGAGAAAGCAATTCCAAAGGATATACAGACGACATCAACATCAATGTATGGCAGAGTAATTGGGAAATGGAAAATCAACCGGGTTTTTTTGAAGTATCAGAATCTGCAAAACAATTATCAGTAGAAATAGCAAAACAACATTTTAACTTTAATCAATTCGTTCCACAATTAGTAGATTGCTGGTGTAATGTATATAATAACAACAGCGGATGCAAGGTACATCAGCATTTTCCAGCAACATTTAGCCTAGTATATTATGTAAAAGTTCCGGAAAATAGTGGTAGAATATTCTTTCCTGATCTTGATGTGCAGTTAGATCCTAAACCAGGATTATTATTGTGCTTTAGAGGTGATACTTGGCATGGAGTTGAGTTCAATAAGACCGAAAAAGACCGCATAATTATTGGTATGAATGTGATATACAAATTTAACGAAAACCAAGATAATTCAACTTTGGATAAATATTAGTATGGCAAGACTTCCCATTATAAAAAACTTGAGAATTGTACCTAGAGAAGGAGAGTTTCTTGAACGAAAAACCGGCTCTAGAGGAGAAATTTATTTCGATCAGGACAGTAATACCATAAGAGCTTATGATGGTGTTGCTACCGGTGGTTATGAAATGCTCACCCAAGAAAGACTAAAGGGTGTAGCAAGTTACGAATATGATGTAACTATCGTTAATCAAGGTGCTGGGAACAAATATGTTTTAAACAGTGAATATTATAGTGATGTAACATTCATTATAGGATACACTTATATTTTTAATCAGAATGATCCAACCAATGTTTGGTATCCTAATGCAACAGGAACCACAAACAATCAACACCCATTAAATTTTAGTGAAGACAATCAGAATGGTGAATTGAGTGGCGGAACTACATATACCAACGGTGTTGTTTATAAGATAAATGGCTCCTCAGTATCCAAAACAGAATACTGGGAACAGTTTGAAAAAGCAACACAAAGAAGTGTTCAAATTACAGTAACGAATGATACACCAAGCACATTATATATTTGGTGTCAGAATCATTTAAACATGGGTAAGTCAGCCTCGATAGTAAATCCAGGTACAGGATCCGGAGGCGGAGCAGGAAGTATTATTGTCGCTGCCGATGACTCAACTCAGGTAGTTGTTGGTTCTGGTAATACATTACAGTTTTCAGGCGGAACTGGTATTTCAACAGCAAGTTCCCCAGACGGAATCATTACAATTACAGGAACTAATTCATTTAGTAGATTTAGTGTTAGCGGACAGAGTCCTGTTGATGCAACAGTTCCATTAGATACTTTCACATTCATTGCAGGATCGAACATGACCATTAATACTGATCCTGTGAGTCAATCTATCACATTTAACTCCACAGGTGGCGGTGGCGGTGGCGGTGGAAATTCTTTCGGAACCATTGCTGTATTGGGACAAAGCAATGTTGTTGCAGAGATTACTGAAGATACTCTTAATCTAAACGCAGGCGTAGGAATTTCTATATCGACAAATGCTGGAACTGATACCATAACAATTACGAATACATCCGCTGGTGTAAATGATTTTGATCAATTATCAGAACCTGCAGAGAGTAGTCACACGTTTGATAAGATTTATCTACCTGCGATTACGATGCTTACGGTAACTAATGTGGGAGCAACTGCTTATCTATACGATCAATATTCAGGAAATAACCCTACAATTTATGCAATCAACGGAACAACTATTGCATTTAATCTACAGTGTGATGGACATCCATTTGCCATCCAAACTGCGGCAGGCGTAAATTATAATGAAGGATTGATACACGTTAGCCAAACAGGAACAGTATCAACAGGTGCGGCAGCTCAAGGATTCAGCCAAGGAACATTATATTGGAAGATCCCTAGCAGCGTTACAGGCGGTTACAGATATCAATGTACTGCACACGCACCCATGGTAGGTAGCATTACTATCAAGAACTTCGGTTCAATCTAACAATCACTTGACATCCAAGGTAAATTAATCTATAATAAGTAAATGTATAAAATTTACGGAGAATTCTTTTGGATTATAGTTTAATTTACAACGGACAGATTTATCTGTTTCTTATTGTGTTCGTAATGATGATTGCGGGCATGATCAAAGAACACGGATTATTCAAGGACATTTTTTGTTATTTCGAACAAACACTTAAAAGTAAAAAAGCAGTGGTTGCTGTTGTAAGTGCTCTAACAGGACTATTACCCATCAAAGGACGAGTAACAGTCAGTGCTGGTATGCTTGAAACACTAGCACCCGATAAAGGCTGTTGTGGTAGAGAGAAGTTTGGTCCAATTGACTACGTAAGCACACACCACTATTACTTTTGGTCACCCTTGGAAAAAACTGTAATTCTACCCATGGCGGCATTTGGTTTAAGTTACGGTGCTTGGATAGGAATTATTTGGCCTCTATTGTTAGTTTCAATTGCGTTTATTCTTGCCTACCTCATATGGGGAGTAAAGGAAACTGACATCGAACTAAAGGACTGTGAAACGGATATAAAAATCAGTCGCATAACAAGATACGTATTTCCATACATAGCAGGTGTTGGCGCCATCATTGCTGGCATTGATTTTATATGGGCGTTTGGTTCATTAACAATTTACTATATGTTCTGCACAAGAACATTTGATCTTAAGAAACTGCTTGGATACGTTGATTGGAAACTCGTAGGTTGGGTAGCACTTATTATTGTTGCGGCTAACTATGCAGTTTCTAATACAGATAACATAAAAGCATTTTTAGGAAATGCTGGACTTGATATTAACACAGCAAGTGGATTTGTGTTATTAAGTTTGTTTAGTTTTGCTGGAGCATTTGCCTTAGGCTCTAGTTCAAGATTTGGTGCTATCACAGTATTAATGGCAAGCATTTATGGCATTGAGTACCTACCTTGGTTCTTTGCTGTGGATTTTGTAGGTTATTTGATATCGCCAATGCATAAATGCGTAGCAATTGGTATGCTTTACTTTGGAACAAAGTTAAGATACTATGCCACAATTTTAGGCTTATGGGGCGGAAGCGTAATTGCTACCGCAGGTTTAATCACTTACTTTTAGGAAAACTATGTCAAGACTATTACTTGCAATAGGTGTGGCGGTTCTTTCCACTGTTAGCCATGCAGGAGACTTTGATACTAATCAATTTAATCTTAAGGTAAAGGGAAACAGTTGGGGTGTGGAGTTTCGTGAATATGCACAGATCGATCGCTCACACATTCAAATAGAACACTACCTTGACAAATGGAAGTTTGCCTATCGCTATGATGAAGATGGCGACAAGGTCGAACACAGGCCAAGGATAGATTACAATCTATTAGACAATGATTACTTTTATATCACTCCAAGGATAGAGTATCGTTACTATGAGGGCGATCGCGATGACTACGGTAGATTGCGTTCAGCCTTTGGATTGAAATGGGGGAATGCGTATTATGAAATAACACCCATGATACACTTTGCCAAGGATAATAGTGATAACGATTTTGGATTTGATGAGTATCAGCAGAAGGTTGGATACAAGTGGAAGTTAGAAGATAAAGTCAAACTCAATACATTTGTACAACACGAGGCAGATAATAACTTTGACAAGACTAACTTATTTTTTGGTACTACATTAGAAGTTGAATTCTAAGAATAACTATACTGTTTTTTTATTGTAATCTCTAGTAAGCCTATCCAATTGCTTACGCAATTCCATAATTTTTTCTCTTGATGCGCTCATACTATCAGGCAAACCTTGTCCTCTTATTATGTCATTATGATGCTTATCAACGGCTTTTACTTCAAAAATTAATTTTGATACTAGATCGTTAATTTTATCTTTAGTTGCTTGATGCTCTATTTCTTCAGCCTTTTTCCTAAATGTTTCAATTTCTTTCTGAAAAGTTTCGTTATGTTCAAGAAGCATTTTCTAACTCCAGTATTGTTTCAATTTTTGTTCTTATTAGATTATTATTTAATGTGTTTCTCAAACCAGTATGCACATTCTTGGGAAGATAATCTAGATCGCTCCAGCAAAAAGTTGCTGCATTAACAGTTAAAAATTCGTCCTTTACTAAACAAATATAAGTTCCGTATTCAAAACCCTTATCTTTTGATAGATATAGTTCAATTGGCAATATTTTTCCGCTAACAAACTTATCTTGTATTTCTGTACTATCGTCAATCAATGACTTGTTTCTATTAAAAGTAGGAACAGTCCATTTCTCATTTTCAAGTATGAGAAATATTCTTCTGGTAGATGAAGATAGATATAATAATCCGGCACGTTTTTGCATATCAATACTTATGCTGGATCTGGGTCAAATCTCCAGAAACCTGGGGCATACTCTCCTTCAAATGATTTGAGCCATTCTGTTCCATTCCACATGTACTGTATGCCAGTCTTTAAGTTCTGTATGTATGTTGGATCTATAAGAGTGTTAGGACTTGCTAGTGTTACCCAGTCATTACCATTCCATTCCACAATTGAATTTGCAACTATAACAGGATCCTCTCCTGTCTTGCCCTTCCATGCATCAGGTCCATCATACATTGTGGCTGTGCTTGATGCAGTTGGATCAGGAATATCAATGCTTAACCCAACATTTTCACTGTTATTAACATCTTCAAGCATTAGGTATCTAGTACCTAAAGGAATATTGTTTATACCGTTGAAACTTTCAATAGGGTTAAAACTGTAAGGATCTATAATAGCATCTATAGTTCCTCTTGCAGGAACGCCAGGCACTGTTGATGCGATGCTTTCATTTTTCTGATTAGGATTTTCATCCATGGTTACTAATAGTATTTCAGGATCAACAGGATTAATTGCAAATGTGCCTCTCATTTCATAACCGTTAGGTTGTTTGAAATATATGTGGCTTCCTGGTTTAAATCCACCATGCAGTGCTAGGATGGTATTCCAGTCTAGTTTTTTATTTGCAAATTCTTTTTCATTTAATCCAAGCGTTTGTACGGCTTGATTTTGATCAACAATGCTTAGATCATAATCCCTAGGTTGGTTATTTGTTGCCTTGAATAACAACACTGTGTATCTATTATTAACATAAACAGTTGTACCACTTGTACTTTCGTTGAAAACAAGTTGATTAAGATCCTTAACTTGACCTTCTTCAGTAAATATATTTGCTATAATACTTCTAATTATTCCTAATTTCTTAACCTTGGCAGGTGTAGAAATCCAACAAGGAATTTCAAAATCTACAGATGCGATATCTATATCACTATCTACACCTGCTGGAATGCTCCTAGAAGAAAATGATGTTCCAGTTAGATAGACTACACTTAAACTAGTCCAATCGATATAATTGTCAGTGGTTTGTATTTCTAACGCTGGATTAAACAACACTAATATTTGTTCCATCAATTGTAGTTTTTGATCTGTATTAGATGTCCATATATCTGCTCTCATGGTAAGTTTAAACGGAGTAGGCATTAGTCTTTCAACTGTATAGTTTCCACCCTGTTCGCCCGTATATACTGGATCTCCATTGGCATCGAAACTATCGTATCTTCTTTCCCTAATATTAACTTTACTAATAAATGTGGGATCAGACAATCTAGTTTGATCCATTTCAAATCCAGTTATGTAACAGGCTATCCTAGGAACAGTGGGCATTTTGTTTTCACTGTTTTCACGTATTATGTTTGCAACTTGTCTTGTGAGATCACCATACATGACAGGTACTGCTTGTTGAGTTCCGTCACCTGCCTCATACTTGAAGCCAATGAAGATCCTCATAAACTGAGTTACATATCTTCTAATTTGTCCGTCGTAGAAAAAATCCATTATTTAGATACCTTATTCTTCCAAGCGTCTTCTTTGCCCTTTGCGGCATCTGCTCGTCTATTCTTAATTTTTAATGCAACTGGTTCGTCAAATTTTTCAGGCGGACGTTTTTTAACTGTAAATTTTTTACCGCTGGTTCTTGCAAATCCTAGTATTTCATCGATGCGCATTATTCATCTGCCTTTGGTTTAAGTGCTTTAGAAAGACTCTGTTTCTCAGCAATGTTCTTGCCACCGATATTATTAACTGTTGTATTATTGACAAAAGATGTTTTTAATGTTTGTCTTTCATCTTTACCTGCAAATGTTGCTCCTGCTGCAACGTCACTGCTTCCTAGATTGCTCATTGTCATTCTTACATCATCCTCTACTTTGACCCATCTTACATTATCAAATCTAAATAGTCTTGTTGGTTTAAAATCTGTTCGTAGATGAAATTGTCCTTTTGTTGGATTGATTGGGAACGCTATGCCCTGAGTAAATGGTGCTCCATTTGCTGGTATTCCATCTCCTGTAAGGTATCCTTTGTATCCTTCTCCCTCAGCAGATTGATAAACAGTATCTGCTGTTGCTGCCATATAAACTTGTTCGCCTTTTTCATCATATATAGGATTACCATCTTTATCAGTTGATGGTATTAATAAATCATCACTATCAGCAGTTACAAGTTCTGCTTTTCCGTTTTCATCACGCTGAAGTGTATAGAAAGGTTTGGTATCATATCCACTTTGAGGAGCATCTGCTTCTGCTTGATTAAGCACAGCCTGAGTAATTTGCATTTCTTTTTCATATGTACTCATTATGTCCTTGAGAGTGTCAGCATTTTTATAGTAATTTGAATTAGGTGGTTCTACACCCTTAACTTCAGCAAGGACTGTATATTGATTACCGTCAGCGCCAGTAACTGTATCTCCTGGATAATAAGTAGATTCTGAATTCCACAAACCTTTGAAGTTTTCTGCATCTGCAAGTTGATCCAAAATTTGTTTGAACTCTTGTGAATCCACAAGTGGCTTACACTTTGCTCTGTATAAATGAGGATACCATGTTACTGAAAAACCTTCAGCAGCACGATTTACATCTTCAACAACATAAAATCTCTTTAGTGCATAATTTAAATCATTTAATGCATATTCATCCTTTAGATGAGGTAACTCAATAACGTCACCTGATATAATTTTTCTGCCAAGTTTTTCCACAGTATCGTTGATGTGGAAAGTAATAAACACTGTATCGTTTTGTAGGAACAATCCAAATTGGCTTAGATTAAAATCTATGTCCTGTACATTATAAACACCACGCATAACATACACATCAGGATCATATTTTCTATCTCTGTTTTCGAGAAACAGCATATCCTGTATATTAGTTTCGCTCTGGGTACCGTACGTAGGAGTGCTAGGTGTATTACCCTGTATAGACGGGCCAGG